TTCCTCTATTTCAAAAGTATGATTTACCTGGATATTGACTCCTATATAATGATTATCAGGGAGTCTAATAAAACTCATAGTATGGGACTCGAAGGCAATCATTAATTGCTTTCTGTCCTCTTTTGGCAAATTATCTAATAATAATCTTATAATCATTCTAGTACTAAATTATCTTTAATTAAAATATAGGGCGGGGTAGAGTCAGTATCTGGTTTTATAAAACTAATATTTCCAATATGAAATTGATTTAAATCAGATACTAGTCTGCCCTTTGGATGTTTAGCTGGTAAGGACCTATTCATACGAATCTTTGACCAAGCATGTACGCTTGATGGATCTAACCATTCATTAAATCTGTCCCAAAATTCTGATACTCTTACGGATTGTCCAGGAGCATAATAGCAAACTTCTTCTATGAAGAGTTCTAATTCATTTCTATTCAGTTTAGCACTTTGCTCTTTTGCTTCTGTTCCAATAACAGGTATAGATAATCTATCAGAACACTTAGGTATTTCCAATGAGAAAATAGTAGCTAGAAACGAAGCTGCTTCTTTCTCTAATAGATGAAAAAAGGTGTCCTTTGGTATCATATCCAAAGGATCAATAACAGGTACTCTTATAACAACTATTCTAGAATCAGCGGTTTGAATAGGACATTCATTTGGATCATTACCTGTATGAATGAAATGGGCGGTATTCTTAATCATATAAGGTGTGCGACCTTTTTGATGAATAAGAATTTCTAATCCAGTTATCCAGTCTTTTATCCTATTGTATGCGTTCTTATTCTGTCTAAGATCAATTTCATCGGCAGCACATATAATGGCATTGGCCATTTCGGCGTTGAAACCACTCTGATTTATTAGAGCAGATTTAACATCCATATATCCTTTTGAGGTTATAAGTAATTTAAGAGCTTCATGTAAAGATGTTTTACCTGTTTGTTGCTCTGGTGAATAAAGGAATAGGTAGGGAAGATGCTTGAATGGATTCTGAAATAATGAAGCTACCCATAATCTAAGGTAATCACCACCAGTAATGATACCATTAGCTCTGCACCATCCATCCTCTTCTACACCTAAATCTAGTCCTACTCCAATATGGTTTATTAATTTGTCCCAATTGGGGTGTACAAATGGACCATCACCTTCTAATGGTGAAAATCGCAACTGTACGGCGTCTCTATTCCATTCTCTATTTCCAGGATACTCTGGTTTGAAAGGCTTGTTGACCATTATCCATGGGTTAGAGACACATTGTCCCATAGCTTTTATAGCTTCTGTTTCTTCTAACCCTAAAGCTTTTATAGCTATTTTGATGTGGCCTAATGGTTCTGAGTGCCATTCATCATTAGAGCGTATTACCCAACCCTGATCTTGACCATCAGTAGATACTAAATGTCTAATAAGATGGTCATAGGATTTAGTGTTTATGTTTTCTGATTTTAAAGTCTTAGTGTAGTAAAGACGCTGCCAACATCCTTTCTCTTCTCTCCATCCCTGAAAGGATTTAGGGTCATCTTGATCTCCCTTTTTAATTGACACTATTATACGTTGCCCATCTTTATGCTGTTTTATAGTAGTCTTTCTACTGGCAGCATAGTCAGGAATTTTAATCTCAGTACCTATTTTTTGAGCCACGGTAGCGGCCACTTCAGCTTCTAAAAAATGGAAGTTACCTTTTTCATCCTCCATACCACCCAAAGATCGGGCCGCGGTAGAAAGTGATGGTTCAATATTATATTGACATGTAGTCCAACCTGCCCCATCTTGTGTCCAAGTAGATGCCTCTTGCACACCAGGAGAAAATCTACGAATCGACCAAGCACCTTGAGGGTGTGGTAGGGGGCAAGCGAATGCGTTTTGATCCTGTTTACCCTCTTTACCAGTTGATAATGTCTCGAATATTCCTTTGAGTTTTAAATCAGTATGTGCTCTTTTCAGAGCATAAGTATGAGTTACCAATAAATGCTGGTCTTGGTCGAAATAGTGTGAATACTCGTGTTCCTCAAGATAAGCAATTAACTTTCTATGCTCAGTATCAAGAGGTATTTTGGGGTAAGCTGATGTTAGTTGCTCGAATAAAGATGGTTCCTTTATACCCTTTGGTAGGATTATTTTACTCCTACCTTTAATAACGGAAACATGATCTTTCCAGTTTAGAGGTATATCATCTAATATAGAGCCACTTTTTATTATTGTTAAACCATCCGTGCCTTTCATTTTTCTGTGCCAAACCCATATATTACCACCACAAACATCTACTTTGTTATTAAAATCATATCCAGTTATAGCACACATTTTTCCTAATATAGATCGTGCTAATGCAGAATGTTCAGTATGGTTATCAGTATTAGTTGGTGTAAGGAAAACATATAAATGTAACCCCTGTCCACTAGTAGATTTTCTAACAGTAACCCATGGTATAGATGTGGCTGAATCCTGTACAGTTTTTAATTCTTCCGCGGTAAGGCCCGCAGATGTGTGATTGACTATAGAATCGAAGTCGAATGCCACCCATAGTGACTTTTTATGTTTCCAATCCCATCCAGTCATACCTACAGCTTCTGCATGTTGGGATAAATCCCAACTCATTTGTTTATCAGTATATTCGGGCTTGGTAGAAGCATTGTATGGGATTCTTATACTTTTCCATGTAGCTATACCATCAGTGTATCCACGCCATGATCTATTAGTGAAGCCACTAACTGGTTCTCCGTTATCCTGGGCGGCTAAGACTTGAACTTCCATGTTTTCAGTATATAAAGAAGCTAGATCACTGATTGTATAATCAGTTAAAAAGTTCTTTATAGCTTGTGTCTGAGTTATCATTATAAACTCATTGTATTCAGTTTGATTATAAAATCAAATTCACAAGTTAAAGAAAATCAAAATCAGACTGTCTAACCCCTCTATGTATACTACGTGTTCTATAAAGGAAAAGTACACCATAAGTTACATGACAACTCTTGACAACTATCTGACAGTTTAAGATACGCGGGGATAAGGACTTGACAACAATTACAAGGTTTACAATTATCTTGTGTCGCACATACATGAGGAGTGTCATTCTCGCGGGTGAGAGCATATAGGAGGGTAAAACTTGTCATATCTAGTCAAACCCTTTACATAGATAGGGTTTACAACTATTCCAGTAAAAAGATACTTGTAAATAGTTGTCGGGCGATCGACGTAAGTACATAGCAGATATAGACTTACGAATCTTACAAGTTTTATTGTACTTTTTAGCCCGGAAAACAGTAGTATATGTGGTAGACTTGTCTTTTTATGATTTTGATTTTATGGTTAGTTAGATTTTGATTTTATAATCAAGTTATTAACAGCTTTATTTGTCAATATGATTATTAAATCAAAGGGTATATTTAAGGAGTTCTAAATGTCCGATCTACGCAACATCCCCCTTTCAGCTATTCGTGAGAGTGAAGTAGCTTTACGGGGAGTAGATGTAGAGAGTGAAGAGTTTCTGGGTTTGCGTGATAGTATTAAGGCGACTGGGCTTTTAAGCCCTATTTCTGTTCGTCGTCGTGAAGAAAATGTTGATGGTAAAGTCATTGAGTATTTTGAGATTGTTGACGGTTTACAGCGGTATACTGCTTGTGCAGAGTTGGGCCTTGACGAGGTTGCTGTCAACGTCGTTGATTTTGACAAGGTACAGGTTCTTGAAGCTCAGATTATGGCTAACGTCCATAAGATTGAGACTCGCCCTGTAGAGTATACTAAGCAGCTTCAACGACTTTTCGCCTATAATCCTACATGGACTCTTGCGGATATGGCTGGTCGCCTAGCGAAGAGTGCTTCATGGGTTCAACAGCGTCTAGGTCTGTTAAAGCTTGAGCCACAGATTCAGGCTTTAGTTGATGATGGTAAAATCAGTGTTGCGAACGCCGTAGCTCTATCAAAGCTGCCACACGAAGAGCAGGTCAATTTCGTGGATCAGGCTATGACTATGGGGGTGCAGGAATTCGCTCCAACAATCAAGACACGATCTGACGAACTTGCCAAGGCCAAGCGAGAGGGACGGAAGGCTGAGCCTGCTGTTTTTACTCCAGTGGCGAGTTTGCGTAAGCCAAGTGAGATTAAGGATGAACTTGCTAATCCTTATGCTGGTCCAGAGCTAGTCAAGCAGACTGGTGCTACCACTGCTTTGGAAGGTTTCGCTCTAGCTATTGCTTATGTTCTCCATCTTGATCCTATCAGTGTTGCCGCTCAGAAGGCTGCTGATGATGAAAAGAAGGGGAAGATTGAAGAGGCGAAGCGTCGGCGGGCCGCGGAGCGTGCAGCTAAGAAGGCTGCCGAGGCTGCTGATGAAGCTGCAAAGGCACAGGCTGCCATTGAAGGTTGATTTTAGTATCCGGGAGCCCAGCTATCTGGGCTCCCGGTTCGTTTTATTTTAACACAGAGAACATAACACATGAGCGGCGAACTAGTACCACGAGTAGAAGGACAATTAAGTCAATACAATATGGATGATGTAACATCATCCGTAGATTTCTTATCTAGGATTCAGCTATACGGATCGAAGTCTAATCCTGTTGTAGAAGGTTTAATACCCGGACGGCATTATGGAATCCCTGTGGATAAGGATAAGATTATTGATCTTGGCCAAGAGGTAGATGTAGTTATTTTAGCTTGGAGGCCAAAGGCATTATCTATAAATGAAGATCCAATTATAGAATCATTTGATCCTAATACGGATACATTTAAGGAGATTATGAAATTATCAGCAGTAAAGGATTCCGGGGCTATGTACGGTCCAGAATTCTTACTCTATATTCCTAAAGTTGAGAAGTTCTGTACATTATTCATGAATAATAAGACCGCACGTAGGGAAGCAAAGAACATGGAGCCATTGCTTCGCCATGCTGCGACTTTAAAATCACGAGTTATTAAACAGAACAATTTCGTATGGGACGGTATTGTGGTTGTGCCATGTTCTACTCCACTTGATCTACCTGATGTGGAAGTTATTCAAGCTAAGACCACTCAATTCCTAAATCCACCACAACGAACTCCTGAGTTAAATACGGACGAGGACGATAGGGAACAGTAGTGGAATTAAATACGGCTATTCCAGTAGGAGTATCTATAGTAAATCTGGGGTTACTTTCAAAAGTAGCCTCGGATTTACTTGGTTACAGTATAACTAAATCTACTGATAATTCTGGTATAGCCTTTAGCGATCATGCGAAAAGTGTGATTTACTTATCTCAGCTTCTAATTAAGTCTACCAAACCTCTTGAAGATATAGCTACCGCTACCAGTGTTCTTAATCATCTACATTTTAGTTTTCTGATTTATACAACACTCTCAGTAGCATTAGAGATAAGTATTTCTACCCACCTTGAGATTTTATCATCTAAAACCAAAGTTAAGAATACCAGATTATTATATGTCTCAGGGGTGTTAAACGACTGGAAGCAATTTATATATACTTCTTCTAATCGTGATCTAGCTTCCAGTTGTTTAACTTCCTTTAGTATGATTGGGTTGAAAGAGATTTTTAAAGATCAACC